AACTCATGTTATTATTGAAGCATTGTGGGTTGTGCCATCTAAATTTGCAGTATTGCAAAAACTTCATCCTAATGTTAAATGGATTATTCGTTTACATTCTGAGATGCCTTTTATGGCAGGAGAAGGCATGGCAATGGATTGGATTTCAGAATACTCTTGTTTCAAAAATGTTTATATTGGTGTAAATGCACCACGTATGATGCGTGAAGTTGAAACACTATTGAATACTAAGCATTCAAAATCGCTAGATGAAAAAATAATTTATCTTCCTAATTATTACCCACAGAATTATGTGAAGAAAGAATTCAATAGAGATAAAGATACAATTGATATTGCTTGTTTTGGTGCAGTAAGACCTTTGAAAAATCATTTGGTTCAAGCCGTTGCTGCAATAGACTTTGCAAACAAAATTGGTAAGAAACTAAACTTTCATGTAAACGCTGGCCGTATTGAAATGAAAGGTGATGCGGTGATTAATAATCTTAGGGGAATGTTTGAACATCTTTCTGATTCTGGTCACCAATTAGTTAATCATCAATGGACGCCAAGAGAACAGTTCTTGGAATTGTGTGCGAGTATGGATATTGGTTTACAAGTTTCATTCTCTGAAACATTTAATATTGTAGGTGCAGATTTGATTAGCCAAGGTGTTCCATTGGTTGGTAGTAAAGAAATACCATGGTCTTCTAATCTTTACAATGCTGATCCAACCGACAGTAAGGACATTGCAGCTAAATTAGAATGTGCTTACTATCATCCAAGAATCAACGTATGGGTCAATCAGCGCTTGTTGACTAAGTACACAAATAACACCAGAAAAATCTGGACTAAATATTTCCTTTAAGGAGTTTCGCATGTCACACATGGTAAAAAGACACAAATGGGTTAATGGTATTTTAGAATCATACAACCACTTCTTTGGTTCATTTGAAGAAGCTAAAAACTTTGCAAATATATCTGATGCAGATACAGCAAAGGTGTATGACGAGAATGGCCAATTGCTACATGAAGTACAACCTAGCACTCAAAATACCTACGCTTAATTATCTAACATATTTTATGTAAATGAGCAATATGCCCATGGCTATTGCCCATAGTCCAGCAAAAAACAACAATATAATTCTTATTGGCAATTCAAGTAAGAAGTCGGAAAAGGACATTGTTCCGACTTCTTCATTCTGATTCTCGTTTGAATTCTTCATCTTGCCTCTTTATTTCTTCATCCATTTGTTCTAATTCCAACAAACGGATTCGTTTACGTTCTGCTTGATGTTGTTTAATAATTTCTGGTTCTAATTTCGGCCATCTTGTTTTTCTATCATGTGAAATATATGCCATCAATAAAGTCATTGTTATTCCAATAATGAAAATAAAACCACCATAACTTAACTCTGTCATATACATTTTCATTTTTTGGCGTCTACGTTCAGCAGCTCTAGCTTCTTCACGCATTTTCTTAGTAAGAAGTACCTTTTGCTGGCCACCCATTTCTTTCATCATCTCACTAACGTCAGTCCATAATGCACCGAGTTCTGGAGGAGAATTGTAAATCATCATTTCACGCAACTCAACTGCCATTTGTTCCAATTGTTTTTTCATTATGACCAATTGCAATGCACGGCGACCTAAACTTTCTTCACCTTCATAAATTTCTTCACGGTTCTTACGTTCTTCTTCTTCAATTACTGCCATACACTTGTTCATGTTGTCAAAGAAGTCGCCAAGGTAATTAGCCAACTCTTGGTAAATACCGGCAGTTTCGCCTTGTTTTTTGTTTAACTCAATGACACGATTTTTTTCTTCAATGTATGCATTGCGTTGAGCAGTAGTTGCGGGTTTATCTTTATGGTTGTTTGCAAATTGCTCGTCAAGATCCTTCAGGACAGATTTCACATCTCCTGCAGCACCTTTGATATCTTTGTATAGTTGGCAACCTTTCTTTACGGCAGACACAGCCGCATTTGCCATTGCAAACAATGTTATTGGATCCATTCAACCACTTTGTTATAATTAGAGTATTATGGTAAAGATGGCACGAACACATTGCGTGTTCCAATGAATTCAAACATACTGGTTATTTATCTAATTTGAATGTAAGTTAAGTCTCTTTCTTTGTGTTGTGCGTCTATCAGTCTTTCGTGAGCAATTTTAGCTCTTTTACGTTCAATTTCTTCACCTTCTTGTTTTTTTGCATAAATCAATAAGCAAATCCAAGCAAAAACACCAAGAACCAATGCTGAGGCTAAAAAACCAACTCCCCACATAATCAATTCTGCCAGTTCTTCTTTGCGTTTACGTTTCTTTTCTTCAATTAATCGTTCTTCTTCCGCTCTCGCTTTGAATAATCTTGTTCTCTCCTTGAGCATATCTTCCCAGATTTGACCATTGCCGGAGTATATTAATAGTTCTTTTAATTCTTTTTCTTGTTTTCTTAATTGGTCGGAGTGCATAGCTGTTTCTAGAGCCATCTTGCCAATTTTTGCACTAGATACTCCTATCAGAGACATATGTTTGACTTTTGTGTTTGCTCTGTGTATGGAATCAGCACTTTCAAAAAATCTTGAAAACTCACCAACAAGTCCACCAACATCTTTGCCTAATTGAACGGCTTGTTTGATGTTGGAAACTGCACTCTGAGCAACTTTGAAGGCAATGCCTATGCTAATTGGGTCTATCATTTTTTCGCCAGTGTAATTAATCTTAATGGCAAAAATGACACGAATAGGTTGACTATTCTAATTAAATCAAGTACAATAGTTATTTATATAAAATGGAGTAAAAATGAGTATTTTAGTATTAAAATTGACAAGCGGAGAAGACGTTCTAGGTGATGCAGAGATTACTCAAGGACAATGGCGCATTAAAAATCCTGTAGGTATTGCAGTAGTTAGAGGTAAAGATGGACAACCAAACGTAGGACTTACTCCATTCCCATTACATTCACCACAAAAGAAAGATTCTACTATTGACATTCCTGTTGCAAGTGTAGTATACTCTTATGAACCTGCACAAGATTTTATTGATAATTACAATCAAGTCTTTGGATCAGGTATCGTTCTTCCAACACCAAAACAAATTATTACAGGTTAATGACTAATTTCTACACTAACGTACAATGCTTTGGTAATTCTATTCTTTACCGAGGCATTATGAATGGCAAGAGAGTCAATCAAAGAATTGACTATCAACCATCTCTTTATATTCCTTCACGCAAAACGGCCGGTTCTTTTAAGTCCCTTGATGGTACTCCATTAGACCGTAAAAAGTTTGATGACATTAGAGAAGCCAAAGAGTTTACTAAGAAGTATGATGGCATTCCAGGTACACCAAAAATCTATGGTAATACTCGTTATGAGTATGCCTTTATTGGTGAACAACACCAAGGCATGGTTGAATGGGATCAAGATAAGATTTCAATTGCAGTAATTGATATTGAGGTCGGTTCTGAGAATGGTTTCCCTGACCCATATCAAGCAAACGAACCAATCACTGCTATTTGTATCAAGTACGTTAATGGCACAACATTCGTTTTTGGTTGTGGTGATTATAAAGTTCAAGGTGATGAAGTTTATTTCAAATGTAAAGATGAATGGACTCTTTGCAAGAAATTCATCCAACAATGGTGTCACATGACACCTGATGTTCTGACTGGTTGGAATACAAAGTTCTTTGATATTCCATATTTGGTGAACCGTTTTCGCAAGATTCTAGGCGAAGATGAAACTAAACTTCTTTCTCCATGGAAATACATTGGTAGTCGTCAAACAACTATTAATGGCCGAACGATGACTGCATATGATTTGATGGGCGTTGCATCGTTAGATTATATTGAATTATACAGATGGTATGCTCCTGATGGTAAATCTCAGGAGTCTTATCGTTTGGATGCCATTGCAAGTGCGGAGATTGGTGAAAACAAATTGTCTTATGATGAGTATGACAATCTACACCAATTGTATCGATTAAACTTTCAAAAGTTCATTGAATATAACATCAAAGACGTTGAGTTGATTATTCGTTTGGAAGATAAGTTGAAGTTGATTGAATTGGCTTTGACTTTGGCCTATGATACAAAATGTAATTATGAGGATGTGTTTGCACAGACTAGAATGTGGGACGCACTAACATACAATCGTTTGATGCAGGATAAAATTGTTGTCCCTCCAAGAGAAGTACAAGAAAAAGATGCCGCATTTGAGGGTGCATATGTTAAAGAAGTTCAAGTTGGTGCACACAATTGGGTTGCATCGTTTGACTTGAACAGTTTGTATCCTCACTTGATGATGCAGTACAATATCAGTCCAGAAACTCTGATTGAACCTGAAGATTATACAGATGAAATGCATGAGATTATTTCTCAAGGCGTAACCGTCAATAAACTGCTGCTTAAACAAGTTAATTTATCAAATATTGGTGATAAAGTAACAATTACACCGAACGGTCAATTCTTTCGTACAGACAAACAAGGCTTTTTGCCTAAGATGATGGAAGAAATGTATACAGACCGAAGTAAGTTTAAGAAGATGATGTTACAGGCGAAACAGGAGTATGAGAATGAGAAGGATGATAGTAAGAAGTATGATATTGAAAAGAGAATTGCAAGATACAACAATCTTCAATTGGCTAAGAAAGTTTCTCTCAATTCTGCCTACGGTGCTCTTGGGTCTCAGTATTTTCGCTTTTATGATTTGCGTATGGCTCTTGGAGTCACTACGGCTGGGCAACTATCAATTCGGTGGATAGAAGCAAAACTCAATGAGTACATGAACAAATTGTTGAATACAAATGATGTTGATTATGTAATTGCTTCTGACACAGATTCAATCTATCTGAAACTTGGACCTTTGGTCGATAAAGTTTATGGTGGTAACGGTGATGTTAGACTCCCCAAAACCAAAGTCATTGATTTTATGGATCGTGTGTGTAAACAGAAGATTGAACCATATATCAGTAATTCATATCAAGAATTGGCCACATATGTTAATGCGTGGGCACAGAAGATGCAAATGAAACGTGAAGCACTTGCAGACAAAGGTATCTGGACTGCTAAGAAACGTTACATTATGAATGTCTATGATAATGAGGGTGTTCGTTATAATGAACCAAGTCTCAAAGTCATGGGTCTTGAAATGATTAAATCATCTACTCCTGCAGCCGTAAGAGAGAAGATGAAAGAATCAATTAAGATTATGATTTCTGGTACTGAAGATGATATGCACAGGTTTATTGGAGAATTCAAAGAATACTTCAGTAAATTGCCACCAGAAGATATATCTTTTCCTCGTGGTATCAATGGACTTGCTAAGTATGCCGATTCATTGCAGTTATATAAACTTGGAACTCCTATTCATGTCAAAGGCGCCATACTATACAACCATCATCTGCAACAAATGGGACTAACCAAGAAGTATCCATTGATTCAAGAAGGCGAAAAGATTAAGTTCTCTTATCTGAAAATGCCAAATCCTTTCAAGGATACCGTTATCTCATATCCGGCAAGATTGCCTAAAGAATTTGACATTTCTCGTTATATAGATTATGATACACAATTCGAAAAGACTTTCCTTGAGCCAATTAAAGTAATCTTAGATTGTATGGGATGGTCTACTGAAAAAGTTAGTTCTTTGGAAGATTTCTTTACATGATTTATTTTACTTTTCTTGCTGCTTTCGCTTTATCTGCCTGTGCCGGTCTATATTCAGTTATAGGTCTGGCTGCAATCTTTCCTGGTTCATATTGGCCTATTATCATTATGGGTTCTGTACTAGAAGGTTCTAAACTGGTCACAACATCTTGGGTGTATCGCAATTGGGATACTGCACCAAGATTGATGAAGTATTATATGGTGTCTGCTATTGTTATTCTAATGGCGATTACTTCAATGGGTATCTTTGGATACTTGTCGAAGGCTCATCTGGAACATTCAGCAGATATGGCACCATTGACTGATAAAGTAGCAATGTTAGATGAGAAAATTAAAACCGAAAAGGAGAATATAAATGCCAACCGTACGGTTCTCAAACAACTTGATGAGGGCGTGGACCAAGTTATGGCACGCTCACAAGATGAAAAAGGTGCAGACAAGGCAATTGCTGTCCGCAAAGCCCAAGCGAAAGAACGCAGTCGAATTAGCCAAGAGATATCAGAGTCACAAAAAACAATTTCTTCCCTTAACGAAGAAAGAGGCCCTCTTAATGTGGCGTTACAGAAGGCGGAATCGGATTTTGGCCCAATCAAGTATGTTGCTGAGTTGATATATGGTTCAGGAGAAAGAGACATCATAGACAAAGCAGTTAGATTGGTAATCATTCTAATCATGGTTGTGTTTGACCCTCTTGCTGTGTTATTATTGATAGCAGGTAACATGTCTCTCAAAAAAGAGCCTGAAATAGAACCAGAACAAACACCATTCTATCCTATGCCAGAACCTGAGCCCGAACCAATCAAACCTAAAGATGCAATCATACCTGAGGTTGGATCACCGATAGATATTAAACAAGAGAAAAGATTGGCTAAGAAAGGCATGGCAATCAAGTCCAATTTTAAGATGACAGGTAATGAAGATGATATTAATTTCTACAAAAGAAATGTTTAACAAAGGAATGAAATGAGTATATTAGACAAAATCAAAAAGAACAGCAGCATCAAAGAATCTGCAATTCTATCCAAATCAAAGTTCTTCACACAGAAGGATATGATTCCAACGGCAATCCCAATGATTAACGTTGCACTCTCAGGTAAACTTGACGGTGGTTTAACACCAGGTCTTACAATGTGGGCAGGTCCATCCAAACACTTTAAGACTGCATTTTCTTTATTGATGGCCAAATCTTATCTGGACAAATATGAAGATGCTGCACTTTTATTTTATGATTCTGAGTTTGGCACTCCTCAATCTTATTTCGATTCCTTCGGCATTGACACTAATCGTGTCCTCCATACTCCTCTTACTGACATTGAACAGTTGAAGTTTGATATTATGAAACAGTTAACTGAGTTGACTCGTGGTGAACACTTAATTATCATCATTGATTCAATTGGTAATCTGGCCTCAAAGAAAGAAGTTGAAGATGCTTTATCTGAGAAATCTGTGGCAGATATGTCTCGTGCTAAACAAGTTAAATCCTTGTTCAGAATGGTGACACCACATTTATCTTTGAAAGATATTCCAATGATTGTAGTGAATCACACTTACAAAGAAATCGGAATGTTCCCTAAAGACATCGTTGGTGGTGGTACAGGTTCTTATTATTCTGCCGACAATATCTTCATTCTTGGCCGACAACAAGAAAAAGAAGGTACTGAGATTGTTGGATATAACTTCATTATCAATGTAGAAAAGAGTAGATATGTTAAAGAAAAATCAAAGATACCAGTTACTGTCTCGTTTGACGGTGGCATCAGTCGTTGGTCTGGCTTGCTTGATATTGCTTTGGAATCTGGTCACGTTGTTAAGCCTAGCAATGGTTGGTATTCTAAAGTAGATATGGAAACTGGTGAGGTTGGAGAAAAGAAATATAGAATCAAAGAAACAGATTCTAAAGATTTTTGGACGTCAATCCTAAATGATAGTACATTCACTGAGTATGTTATGAACAAATACAGCATAACTACAGGTGACATTATGCAAACGGAAGAAGCATGATAGAAGGAATTGACTATTGTTTCATTTATCCTAAAGATGATAAGACCATAACCCACATCAAACTCTTATTAGGAGAGTACAAAGGTGTGGTTTTTAAGTATGGTAAAGTGAAGATAACGGAAGAAGATGACGGACCCCATTTACATTTTGCTTTTGATGTGTTAGAATCTCCTGATATAAAACCTAAAAAGTTGATGAAGGATGTCCAATTCAAAACGTATCTTGGAGATATGTTGATTGGATTGATGAGTGATAATATTGATGGGGATATAATTGATGAAACTAGAACAGACGATACTGAAACACCTGATTTACTCGGAAGAATACCTGAGAAAAGTCCTCCCCTTCTTGAAGGCTGATTATTT